GTAACGGAGACACCCTTGATAAGAATGTTGGAAGGCATACGATCCACCACATCGTTTCCTGTCGCGGCCCAGCGCGGCTCGAGGCCGTTTTCGATGGTGAGCTCAAAGTCCTCAATGTTGGTTACAGCCGACACATTGTTGATCGCGTCCTGCCCGTTTGCAATGTATGCCTGCGCTCCGCCGGAGAAGATCAGCTCCTGCGTCAGGTCGTAGTCTTCGGTATCGACCGTCTTTGCTTTGATGACGACAATATCGTCGACGGCCAAGGACGCACCGATGGTCGAGACAACCAAGGTAGTTTCGTCCGTGACGGTCGTGACGGTCAGAGTCGCGTTTACCGTATCCGGAGCCGTGTTGCTCAACACAAGGATGGTGTCACTTCCAGCGACGAGCCCGCTTGTCTGATCAACAGACAGAGCCGTCCCGGAACCTATGGCTGTCAGGACGCGCGCGTTCGTGAATACGCGCTGAGCAGAAATTGAGATTGTGGCCTTTAAGATGTTATTGTCGATGCCAAACTTGACCGATTTGATACGCACACCGAAATATCGTGTGACGTAGTCCTCTCCGGCCATCTTAATATCCATCGTGTAAGCAACGAGGGTGTTGCCCGGCTCCCAATCGTGCTGAACAGAGACACCTGCCGCGAGGGTTGTGATCGTGTCCTCGCCAAAACAGCCATTCATAAAATGACCGAAAGTATTCGGCTCGACATAGAGCTCGATATCGCCTTCGATGGGACCGACCTTATTCAGTGCTGGACGGCTGTTCATGCTTCGGTTCCCGGCGATCTGGCCTACAGGTGTGAAGTCCCAGTTGGGCTTGATGCTCTCCGAAAGAATCTCAATCGGGGAATCGGGATAGACCGCCGTGCCTGCGGCTGATTCCTTCTTGAGGAGGAGATATCCCAGTTTGCTAAAACTTGTTGCTGTGGACATAGGGTTTATTTATCAGCTTCTTTTTTGTTATCATCCTTTGGTTTGGCGCTGGTCTTGAGAGTTTTCACGAGTGTCACACACTCTGAGCCATCGGGAAATGTCTCCTTAACGAAACGGTACTCCTTGCTGTCATCCGGTCCTTGGATTCTTTTTTCGTTTGCCATATAGAGATTAGGTTCGGTTAGGCCTGTCGCTCGCCTCGAACGTCACGGTGGCCTTGCAGGCAGGGAACTCACCAGCGACGAAGTAGGGGAGGTAGTCCACTTTCATGCTTTGAGTATACAGCACTTTGTCCCCGACCGTAATGTTTGCGTTCAAAATCCCCATGATTGTACTGGTTTTTAGATCGCCGTCCGTCTCGCGTTCCTCGACGATCTTCATGAGTTGCTCCAAGGCATCGCTCTCGTCGTTCGAGGTGTTGGTATTGTCCAAAAACTGCTTCATAGAGTAGATGGCTTCGATTGCGATCTCGTAGGCAACCGTATCGCGGACAGTCCCCGTGTGTCTCTGCTCCGTGCGGACCGGATAAATCGAAAGAATCGGCATGTTGCTTTGGGCTGGGATTTCTATTTTGCCTTTGTAGTACGTCGAAAATGTCGTCGAGAAGGCGGCAGAGAATATCGTTTTCAGTTGATCCAAAATTTCGTTCATGTTAGTTGAAAATCATTTTGAGAGCGATCCGCGCGACCTGAATGATCTCCTGTTTCAGCTTTTCGGATGCCACGATCATGCGGCGCACTGGATTGTGTCCTTCGCCGAGCTGATGGTAGCGGTAGTAGGGCACTTTGTTGGATACGACAACCTTGACCTTATCGGTCTTCTTTTCGAAGCCCTTTTGAAGCTTTCCCGTACGGACAAGGATCGGTTGGTTTCCATAGCCCAGCATGGCCTTCTGGCGCACTGTGGAGGCCGCTAGGGGCTTCCACGGCTCTCCCATGCGCTTTCCCTCGGCGTCGAAGTTATCCGTAAATTCGCGGATCGCCAGATCGCCTACCTCTCCGAGGAAAACGCGCGCATCTTTGATTTTCCCGGCGGCACTGTCCATCTGCCGGAACAGTCGGGTGTCTCCGTCGATGGTAATGGAGAGGCCCATATCAAAACTTCTTATTCATCGTGAATTTGTTTGCCGTACTGTCCGTCGCCTCTGGATCGTCTGAGGTGGCCGTTGGATAGAAGTCGAGGGTCTTAGATGTCGAGGTCGGAAGCTCCACACCGGCGAAGTCAAACAACTTTTCCTTTTTGTCGCGTAAGGCCTCCAGTACCTTTGTCCACAAATCGAGGCGGCTCTGACCGTCCTTGGTTGTGTCTTGGCTCTCCGGTCCGTAGTCCACCATCAGAATGTTTGCCGCGGCGATCTCGGTCGCCAGCATTTCCAGTAAAGGCGGGGCGATCTCGGTCACGGTGCCGCCGGTAGCTGTTATACCGGATACCGTCTGCGGGTCTGTGCTTGTCAGTGTCACTTCCGCGCTATCTCCTGCGCTCTGGGAGTAGATATTGACCGTCGTACCGCTCCCAAGGCCGTCTGTGACGAATGAACCACTTGCGTCTGCCGCTGTGCGGAATCGGTCGGCGGCTTGCGCAGCTGTCAGCGAGCTGGCCATTACGACAAGGTAATTCGCGCCGTCAATCGTGATCGTCATGGTTGAACTCCCACTACCCGTGCCCGTGAACACGATGGTCTGTGTGTAGTATTTCCCAATCGGCAGGGCGTAAGCATCCGAGATGAAGCTCTTGATATAGCTCTCAGCACGGAGAATCAGTGAGGAAATGAAAGAATCTGCTACGTTAGAGTTTCCTACGAAGCCGGAGACAGCCCTCACTTTTGCGACGGTTGTGTACATACGATCCCGTACATTCTGCCATTATTTCCCTTGCATTCGATTAGAGACGTACTTCGTAATTTCCCCCACCAAAAGTCCGAGAAAAACTTTTGCCTCCGGCGGGACGTTCGCACCCGTTACCAATTCCCCCACCGTTGCAAGAAGACCGCCTGCAATCATTCCACCGCATCGCCAATAAAGGGACTGCATCCGTTTGTTCCAAAAAAGCAAAAGTGCCCACTCCTTTGTTTTTTGCGAAATGTCGTTCATAAACCCTTGAGCTTATCGGCCTTTTGAATTAAGCCAGCGCGGAGGGCCGCGTACTCCTCGCCGGTCAATTTTTCGCCGTTCAAATCCACTTCGTTTTCTGTCACCGCACGTTCTTCGATTGCGTCGTTGATTCGTTTGGGAAGATCATCTCGATCTTGAAGATTCTCGACGACCA